ATGTCTGACTTGTTTTTTACCTGATAGTGTTTGATTTAATAGAGTTGGTCTATTGTCTTGAAAGTTTAAAGCTCTAAATAATGGATTTGTTGGAAAAGCACCTGACATTATACAACTCCCATCTTACCTTGATTGTTCATAGCATTATTAATAATGCTAGTTATAAGTCCTTTTCTTGAAGCTAAGAGTTGATCAAAACCTGCTGCATCAACAGTAGAGATATTAAAATTAACTGTAGTACCCATGCCCTGACCTTTAGTATGATCTATAACAGTTTCGTTTGGATGAAGTATTGCTGGAAAGCCACCTTTACCATCTATACCACCTGCTCTGACACCCATGCCTGTATAACCCCCACCATCACCATTAAACAAAGTATCGCCATCTGTAAGTTTATTATATTCTCTTAATGCACCTAATTTACCACCTGACAACATAGTTCTAAATGGATCAATTAATCTAGCTATAATAAGTTGTTGTATTGCAACTCTTATAAGCTGTTCAACAACAAAAGTTGCAAAATCTTTGAATGCAAGTTTACCTGTTTGTAATCCAGTCACTATGCTATCCTCAAACTTTTTCATTGAATTTACAGCAATCTGATCTAATGTCTTACCAACATCTGCTAGTTGATCTTTAAAAGCATTTATTGGATTTGTTCTATCTAGCTCATCATTAGACTTTTTTAGCAATTTTGTAAATTTATCTTGCCCATCTTGTAAATCTTCAATAGTAATTAAATAATTATTTCTTAAATTATTAGCAATTCTATTAGCTTTATCTCCATAGGAAGTAGTTTGTTTTTCTAAATTTTGCAATTCTATATTGTTAATAATTATTGATGCTGCAAGACTATTCATTTCTTGTGTAAAATCACCAAACCTTCTTGGCAGTTCTCTTATAACATTTCTGATAGTTTGCAGAATTTGATTTTCTAATTCAATAAAACTTATTTTTACATTTGTTATAAATTCTGCTGTTTCATCAGCAAACTTACCAACAGCTTCTATTGATTTTGCAACAAATTCAATTATAGTATTTTGCACAAAAACAGCTACACCATCTATTCCTTTAAAATCAGCTATTATTTTTTCAATCTTATCAGCTATTGTTTCTTGTATTTTTTCAAAAATTGGTAAAAAACTTGCAGATATATTATTAACAAACGATTTAATTTGCATTTTTATTACACCTACAGCATCATTGAAGGCTTCAACCCTTCTAATAGTTTTTGTAGATAACAACAGTCCTAATCTTTCTGCTCGATCTATAAAAGCATCCAAACCTTTATCTGCTAAATCTTCTAGTGCATTTGTAAGTAATATACCTTGTCTACCAAATAAATTTGCTAATGCTGTTGCTTTTTGAGTTTGACTTCCAAGACTACTTATTCCTATAGCTACTTCTTCTAGTAGTTGATCTGTAGATTTGAAATGACCATCGTTAGTTTCAAGCTCTACACCTAGAGCCTTAAATATATCTTTCATGGTCTTTAGACCTCTTTGTGCATCACCAACACTTCTTGCAAATTTTTCTAGTGCTTTGTTTGCACCTTCAATATTTGTACCTGATTCCCTAGCAGCTAGTTGAAATGCCTGTATAGTATCTGTTGCGATACCTGTTCTTGTAGCAGTTTTACCAATAGCATCAATAAAATCAAAAGAATTTTTAACTACAAGTCCAAAAGCAGTTGCCAGTCCACCAATAGCTAAACCCAAACCTGCTATACCCTTAATCGCAGTGCCACTAGCACTAGATATACTATTCAAACCACCTTTAACTTTATCAAATGCAGCTTTAGTTTTATTTACAGCAGTTAATTCAAACTTTATCTTTTTATTTGCCATTCCTTTGCCTTTCTTCTAATAATTCAAAGTATGCTATCCAACCTTGATATTCTTGGATGCTAATTTTTTGCAACTCTTGTAAAGTTTTGCCTAGTTTTTCTGCTAGTGCATATTGCGAATATAAATTAACATCCTCTATTAGTTTTTTTTAACATCCTCAATAGGCTCTTGCCCCATAATTTGAGTTGCTACTCTTACTAATACTTCTTGATCTACATTGTTTAATAAAGAACCTTTATCATCTAATGTAAATAATTTATCTCCATTTTCATCAAGTGCTTTGTAGATTAGAACATAAGCCATCATCGTAAGATCATCATTCTTACTCATTTTATAAAGTTTAGAAGTTTCACTTAGCGTTAATGGCTTACTGTAAATTTCTAAAGGTTTATCTTCTTCACCCCATTCAGGCACTTTTATCACCTTTACATCTTGCTCTGCAAAATGCGTTTTAGCTCTCTCAATAGCTTTCATGATTAATAAGTTCCAGTAGTTAAACCACCAGTACCTTGAACAGTAATAGTAGATTCTACTAATCCATCAAAAGATGAAGTAACAGATTTACCAGTTACTATAGCAGTACCAGTTAGTTTGACATCCCCACTATCTGTACCTTCAGGTGCAAAGTTTAATGTTACAGATGAACCAACAGATAATGCTGTTTGACCATTTGTATCTGTTTCATCATAGAGAACATCAACTGATCCACTAAAGTCTTTTATAGAAGCTAAGTATGTCTTAGAACTATCACCCATTGAAGTATCTTCAACAGTATCAATAGTTTCATCAATACTAAAACCTCTTATTTCAGCAATAGCATTAGAGCCAACTTGAACAGTACCTTCTTTTCCAAGATGTGTTGCCATAATTATTCCTCGTTTTGTTTAGAAGAAGATTTAGGTTTATCTTTCGATGGGATTGCTTCTTCTTTCCAACCCTTACTCTTTAAATACTCAACACTATCAGGGTGAGCATCTATAGAACTTTTACCATTTGGTGAAATCATTTTCATAATTGTACCTCGTTAAACTGCTACATCAGGAGCAGTCTCCTGAACATAGTAGTTAGTTAAAAATGTAAGAACAGCATAGCTTAATGGTTGTTCTCCCTCTGTATTATATTCTATTTCAGTTGATTGTAAAAAACAGTCTTTAGCAAGACCATTTAGTGTTGTATCAGCACTAATAGCTACCTCAACCTCTTTACAAATCTTATCAACTTGATCATCAAAATTGCTAGTTTGTTTTACATAAACCTCAACAATTAATTCTAATTCTCTACTCATAAGTCTATTTGTACTTATAACAATAGGTTCAGATGTTTCGTTTTTTGTATAGATTGCTAAAGCTGGTAAGTTTGTATTTGATAAAGGATATATTCTAGTTTCAAATACATTAGTTCCAGTAGTAGTAAGTCCTGTAAGAACTGTACCTGCTCTTTCTCTTATTTGTTGTCTAATATGGTTTGCCATTATATCTCCTCTAACATCAATGCAGAAAAACCTGTACGATCTGATTGAATATTAACAATAGTATAATTTTGTGCTGCTTTTAGTGTATTACCATCAACATCTTTTATAGCTGATACATTAAGAGTATTGCCAAATGCAATACTTGGTACATCAATGCTTCTGCAATAAGCTATTGGTTTTAGTGCTTCAACACCTGTACCTTCAACTTGTTCAACATATTCATTATTTATAATTATGTTTATAGTCGATGCACTTCCACTACTGTTAGTAAAAACAGCAGTAACACCATGACCAAAATTTATATCTAAGTAAGCACTCATATCTTCTTCAGTTTCAAGTCTATATTGCGACATTACTCCTTCTCCAATACAACACTTACAAAACCTGTATTATCAGGCTCAATTGTTTTAATAAAAAAAGTTGTTTCAGGCGTAAGAGTGCTACCTTTATTTGTAGTGATTGCATCAACAACTATTCTATCTCCTTGTACAATATCAGGAGCATCGCTTGATTTTAAAATTGCAGTAGGTTGAAAACCCTCAACTGATATAGATTCTCCCTCAATGCTTACATAAGGTTGATCTATAATTAGATTTATCAATACTGAAGAACCATCATCTATTAGTCCTAGAGTATCAATTAAAGGAAAATCATCAAATAACTTACCTGATTCAAAATAAGTGCCAGTTACTCCATGCCCTGTTGTAGCATCAAGAAAAGAAGTAAAATCTCTAGCACTTTCAATAGCCATTTTTACTTACTTCTTTTTTTGACCTTAGTTTCTGATTTATCTAGACCAACACTTCTATTAGTTTCTTTTTTTGGTTTGCCTTTATATTCTTCAGCTTTACCATAACCAACAAGTGATCTGCCTTCATCAATAGGAAGCTCTACTATATCACCTGCTTTTACTTTTTCTTTGTTAGCTACTGTATCTTGTAAAATTAAATATTTCATTTTTCCACCTTTATTAAGATGGGTGGAAATTAATCCACC